ATTTCCAGTTTTAAGACTTTCGGCATTACCTTCCTGGCCGCAATCATCCTCGTCTTCATGAATGATTAAACCTCTTCCAATAATATTACACTTAGTTCCTCTAAGTTTAATAACATTATCATAAAAGGTGTAAATAGCTTCTCCCTTTGAGTTTGTTTTTAAATTTCCTAAATCACCAACATGTCTCTCTTTCATGCCAGGACAACCATGTGTTTTATGATATGGATTAAAATGTGCACACATACTAGTGCATTTATCTGTCAAGTCACCAGCTTCATGGACATGAAACCCATGTAGTGAGTTTGGATTTAATCCTTTTATATTAACATCAATACGAATGTGATTCAGATTTAGTTCCTCTGTAAAACGTGCGGTTCCTTTTATTTTTTCATCTGTAAATACGGCTATTGCAGAAATTGGTAAATCACTCATATAATTTATAAATATACATTATTTTTAACTTAATTTAAATAAAATTGAATTATTTAAAAAGGGATAAATACAAGCCAATATAATTAATTAAGAATGGAACATATTTTTAGAATCTTTGATTTTAATGTTTATAATGCAAAGGATTCATTTTCAGAATCTTCTGATGATGAAAAAAACAATTATAAAGATGAAAATAAATTTATTATACAAATATTTGGTGTTGATGAAAATTGTAAAACATATTCGTTAATAGCTGAAGGGTATCGTCCTTTCTTCTATTTAATGGTTAATGATAAGTGGACAATAAAAATGAAAGAAGAATTTGTTTCCCATTTAAGTGAAAAAATGGGAAAATACTATAAGGATTCAATTACAGAGTGTAAAATTATTAAACGAAAAAAGCTTTACGGATTTGATGGAAGTAAAGACCATAAATTTATATTTATTGAATTTGCTAATACAAATGCATTTAATAAAGCTAAAAATCTTTGGTATACAGAATATAATAAAGGACATACACTATTGAAAGATGGATATAGATTTAATAATACAGATATTAAATTATATGAAGCAAATATTCCACCTTTATTACGATTCTTTCATATTAGAGATATTAGTCCTTCTGGTTGGATAGCCATTCCAAAAAAGAAAGTTATTGAAAAAAATAATGAATTTAAAAATGTAAATTGTGATTTTGAATTTATTACTAATTATAAAAATATTATTCCTTTAAATGATAAGGAGACAAGGGTTCCATATAAAATAATGAGTTTTGATATTGAAGCAAGCAGTAGTCATGGTGATTTTCCAGTTCCTATTAAAACTTATAAAAAACTTGCTACAAATATTATTGAATATTTTGGTAATTTAAAAATGGATATAACTAAAGAGTTGTGTAAGAATATTTTACGTCGTATTATTTTAGCTGCATTTGGTTATGAAATAATGGAGCAAATTGATTTAGTTTATCCAAAGGTTCCTCCAAAATCAAAACAAGATGTTGAACATCTTTGTGAAATTTGGTTAGAAACATTAGTAAGAAATCTTAAATCAAATGAAATTGGAACTGAAGAAAATACAATAGAAAATTTATTTGAAAAAATGGGATTAGATGAGGAAGAAGATGATAATTTTAAAACAAATGTTAAATCTTATACTGATAAAAAAGCAACTATTGTTGATATTCTTTGCGATAAAAAATTTGAACGAGAAGGAAAGCTAATTGAATTAAATGAATCTTTGAAAAAGGTATTTCCTAAGCTGGAAGGTGATAAAGTTACTTTTATTGGTTCTACCTTTATGAATTATAGTGATAAAGACCCAAATTTTAATCATTGTATTGTTCTGAATACTTGTTCAGAGTTACCAATTGAAAATTGTGCAATTGAAAGCTATAATTCAGAAAAAGATGTCCTTCTTGCATGGCAAAAGTTAGTGCAACGTGAAAATCCGGATATAATTATTGGATATAATATATTTGGTTTTGATTATGAATTCATGTTTAGACGAGCTGAAGAAAATAATTGTGTAGAGGATTTCTTACGATTATCTCGTAATAAAGATGAGATTTGTGGAACAAAAGATAAAGAAACAGGAAAATGGAAAATAGAAGAAAGTAGTATTCAAATTGCTAGTGGTCAACATGACCTTCGATTTATTAAAATGAATGGTCGTCTTCAAGTTGATTTATATAACTTTTATCGTCGTGAAGCTAATTTAATTTCTTATAAATTAGATTATGTAGCAGGAAATTTTATTGGTGATTTTATAAAAAACATTGAACATAATGATGATAATCAAAGTATTATTAAAACGTCTAATATGACAGGGCTTTTAGTTGGAAGTTTTATTCATTTTGAAGAAATTGGTCACTCCGTAGATTATTATGCAGATGGTGCAAAATATATAGTAACTAATATTGATAAAACCAATGGAACATTCTGTATTAATTCCTATGTTGAGCCAGATATAAAATCTAAAAAGGTTAGATGGTGTTTAGCAAAAGATGATGTTACACCAAAAGATATTTTCCGTATGACAAATGGAACAGCAGATGACCGTGCTATAATTGCAAAATATTGTATTCAAGATTGCAATCTTGTTCATTATTTGTTTAATAAATCAGACATTCTTACTGGTTATATTGAAATGGCAAAAATTTGCAGCGTTCCTATTAATTTCTTGGTTATGAGAGGTCAAGGTATTAAGCTGACAAGTTATATTGCAAAAAAATGCCGAGAAAAGCGCACATTAATGCCAGTTATAGAAAAAGGCGGATTAGATGAGGGTTATGAAGGTGCAATTGTTTTAGACCCAAAGTGCGATTTATATTTAGACAATCCGGTAGCATGTGTAGATTATGCATCATTGTATCCGAGTTCAATGATTAGTGAAAATCTTTCACATGATAGTAAGGTTTGGACAAGAGAATATGATTTAGCTGGTAATTTAATAGAAGAATGGGGTGAAAAAGATGAAGAACAAGGAAATTATTTATACGATAATTTGCCTGATTATGAATATGTTGATGTAACCTATGATACATATAGATATGTAAGAAAGAATCCAAAAGCAGCAGCAGAAAAGGTAAAATCTGGTCATAAAATTTGCCGATTTGCACAGCCATTAAAAACAGAATCGGGGGAGGGTGAAGCAATTATGCCTTCAATCTTAAAGGAGCTTTTGAAAGCAAGAAAAGATACTAGAAAATTAATACCATTACAATCGGATGAATTTATGAAAAATGTTTTAGACCAGAGGCAACTAGGATACAAAGTTACAGCAAATTCACTTTATGGTCAATGTGGTGCCAAGACAAGCACATTTTATGAAAAAGATATTGCAGCATGCACAACTGCCACAGGAAGAAAGCTATTAACTTATGCAAAAAGAATTATTGAAGAATGTTATGGAAATAAAATTTGTGAAACTGAAAAATATGGACCTGTATTAACCAAAGCCGAATATATTTATGGAGACAGTGTTGCAAATTATACACCTGTATATGTAAAAGTAAACGGTGAATTAAATATTGAAACAATAGAAAACTTGGCAATAAAATTTGGAAATAATAATTGGATTACTTGTAAAGAAGAAGGTAAACAAGAAAAGGAATTTTGTGAGTTAAAAAATGTAGAAACCTGGACAGATAGAGGCTGGACTAAATTACATAGAGTAATTCGTCATAAATTAGCATCTCATAAAAAAATGGTTAGAATTCTTACACATACCGGTTTAGTAGATGTTACGGATGACCATTCATTAATTTTAAAATCTGGTAAAGAAATATCACCTTCTGAATGTAAGATTGGAACAGAATTGCTTCATAATCCACTTTTAGAAAAAGTGGAGCAAAAAAAAAAATTAGAAATTTTAGATTTTAAAATATTTACATCAGTATTAGATGCAGCATTTTATGTTAATTATTTAAATAGCCAAAATATAAATTTTAATTTATCTTTAGATAATAATAAATTAATTGTTAAAATAATAAACTCAACTAATACTGAAAAAATTATTTCAATGGAAATAATACAATATGAAGGTTATGTTTATGACTTAACAACAGAAAATCATCATTTCGCTGCAGGGGTTGGAGATATTATTGTTCACAACACGGACAGTGTATTCTTCACTTTTAATTTGCAAACTCCTGACGGTCAACCTATTCGCGGCAAAGAAGCTCTTGAAATTACAATTGAAATTGCTCAAGAAGCAGGTCACTTAGCATCAAAGTTTTTAAAAGGCCCACATGATTTAGAATATGAAAAAACATTTATGCCATTTTGTTTGCTATCCAAGAAAAGATATGTGGGAATGCTTTATGAAACTGACCCGAATAAAGGTAAGAGAAAAGAAATGGGTATTGTATTAAAACGACGTGATAATGCACCTATAGTGAAAGATATATATGGTGGTATTATTGATATTCTCATGAAGAAGCAAAATATACAAGAAGCAATTGATTTCTTAAAATCCTGTTTGCAAAATATAGTAGACGAAAAATATCCGATGGATAAATTAATAATTACTAAATCGCTACGGTCTGGTTACAAAAATCCTCAATCTATTGCACATAAGGTATTAGCAGATAGAATTACTGCAAGAGACCCCGGAAATAAACCAAGCTCAGGAGACCGTATTCCATTTGTTTATATAGCAAACAAAGATAAAAAGGCATTACAAGGTGAAAAAATAGAAACACCAACTTTTATTGAAGAGAATGGTTTAAAAATAGATTATTCATTTTATATAACTAATCAAATAATGAAGCCAGTGCAACAAGTATTTGCATTAGTTTTAGAAAAAATTTGGCAAATGCAAAATAAAAAACCAAAACTAAATAAATTTAAACGAGATATTGAAAATTTAAGAAAAGAGTATTTAGATGATTTAGAAAAATTTGAAGAAAAAGTTGAAAATCTACGATGTAAAGAAATAAAAACATTATTATTTGATGAATATTTGAGAGAAACAAATAATGAAAAAGCTGGGGTGCAAAGCCTAACAAAATTCTTTATAAAAAAATAAGTATTTAAATAAAAATAAAATAAAAAATGTTAAAAATTTTTTATTTTATGAATTTAATTTTTAATTTTTAATTTTTAATAATTTCTAAGAGAAGTTCTCTTTTTATTGACTACAGTCTTATTATAAATCATATTCTCAAACATTTGCTTTACCATAGAACCAATCTCATTAACACTAGTCTCCAAATTCCAAACACGTTCAGTCAACTTATCCACATCACTTGCTTCATCATCTACTGAATCCTCATAATTATTTTCATCTTCTTCAGCTAGGAATTCTGAATCATTATCTACGCAAGAGATTTCATCTTCTTGTTCTTCTTCATTAACATTATCATTAAAAGAAATCTGATAGCCACGAGCTTCCTGCCAATTAGAAATAAAACCCTCAGACTCAAGTTTGAAAAGAATTGCAATTACACTACGTTCATGCTTAGCTGCAATATCTTGAACTGTCCACTCTAAAAGCTCATATTCCCGTTGAAGAGATAAAACCTCATTAATAGTCCATCTATTACCACATCTTCTATAAGTAGTCATTATAATATACATTACTAATAGTCTTACCTTTAAATTGTTTTTAAAAATATTTTGTTATATGTATATAAAGTAGTTTTAAGACCTTGCACTATCAGAATTATTTTGATTCAGAATAAGTATTGTCGAGCAAATCCATGTTCCTAAAATTATCCACATGTTATTAATCATTCCTGCTGCATTATAAACAACCCATCGTAAACCTTGACAGTGTGGAGTAGCAGTCATAAAAGGAGACATTAAAAAACCAATAATATTACTTGGAACACAAAATTTTATATATAAATGTGATGAAATATAATGTAAACATATCCATAAAATATAAATTCCAGAAATTTTAAAAATTAATTTTATTGATTTATAAATAAATTTTCCCAAGTAAATTATAAAATCATATGAAACAGTAAAGAATAAATTTTTATTATATACATTTTTTTCTAATTCAAAGTCTTGTTGTTTGTGTATTTCTTCTATTGACATATCATCATCATCATTATTTTTAGATTGGTTACGTTTTTGTATCTTTGACATTAAATTAAATATAATTATATCTTTAAATTTAATTTATTATATAATTAACGATTATTATAATTTCTGTTACTAAACAATCTCATTAATGATGTTGTATCAGTAATTCTATCATTAATATAGTTTCCGGATAAGTCTACAAAAAAATTAAGAACTTCTTCCTCTTGAGGAGTTATTTCACCAACAAAACGGTTAAGTAATGTTCCAAGTATATTGGAGTTGTTATTTCTCTCTTCATTAGTTTGAGAAAAGGAATTTTGACCTTCATTAATTGGATTATTTGATGATGTAGGCATACTATTATTACTGCTTCCAGTAGGTCCAAAAAACTCCGAAGAAGCATTTGAATTATAATTGCGAATATCATATCTACAAACAGGACATCTACAATTTGACCTAAACCAAGTATTTAATTCTTCAGTATTAAATATGTGTCCACAAAAGCGAATAACAGTAACCATATCAGAATCATTAAAATTATCTAATGAAATAGGACATGCTCTGTTTCTTGGAGAAATTATGTCACAATATCTGACACATCTAGTAGCCGCTTCTATTTGACTAGGAGTAGGATATACATCAACTGGTTGAAAAAATGTTTGTAAAATATTAGAGAAATTAGTATTTAAATTTTCATTTCTATTTATTCTTGATGGAATTCTATACTCTTGAATATTATCGATAATATAAGGTCTATTATTTAAATAAATTCTTCCTAATCCATTTGAATTATTTGATTCTCTTATAGTATTTGTCCTTTGATTTTGTCTATCTCTTTGTATATTTCTTCTATTTTCTCTCAAGGGGTTTAAAATTTGAGATAATTGGATACGAATTTCGTTATTTGAATTATTTAATGAATATATAGAATCTTGATAATTATTAATTTGTATTAAATTATCATTATACATGCTACTTAATGTATTAATAAGTAACACTTGTTCATTAGAAAGATTAAAAGATGATAAAAAATTACTCATATAATATATTATATTAAATCTGTTTAAATGCATAAATATATTAATATTAATAAATGAATATTGAAAATTATAAAAATAAAGGATTAAGTGGACTAGCAAATTTAGGGAACACTTGTTTTATTAATTCATGTATTCAAATTTTATCACATACTTATGAACTAAATCATTTTTTAGACCAAGAAACATATAAAAAAAAATTAAAACATAAATATGAATCAGCATTACTTGTTGAATGGGATAATTTAAGAAAAATAATGTGGAATGATAATTGTATAATATCACCAGGTAAATTTATAAAAACAATTCAAAAGGTTGCACAATTAAAAGGTATGGATATGTTTACAGGATATTCCCAAAATGACCTTCCAGAGTTTCTTTTATTTTTAGTAGATTGTTTTCATACTTCATTATCGAGAGAAATTAAAATGACAATTTCAGGAAATCCAGAAAATGAAACTGATAAAATTGCTATACAATGTTTTGAAATGATTAAAAATATGTATTCCAAAGACTATTCTGAAATTTGGAATTTATTTTATGCTATTCATATTTCAGAAATTTCAAATTTAGAAACAGGAGAGAAAATAAAAATAACTCCAGAACCTTATTTTATGATAGATTTGCCTATACCAGAAAATAATAAGTCTCCTACATTAATAGACTGTTTTAACCATTATGTAGAAGGTGAAATATTAGAAGGAGAAAATGGATGGTATAATGAAGATACAAAAGAGAGAATAAGTATTCGTAAAAAAATATTATTTTGGTCTTTTCC